GCCTCCGCGGTGGTGTACTCCACCCGGAACAGGTAGTAGCTGTTAGCGTCCCGTAGCCGCACCGCGATGTTCGCCGGTTCGAGCGAGCCGCCGGTGACGGCCGCGGTGGGCAGGTCGATCGGACCGAGCAGCGCCTCCCCGTTGACCGCGGCCTTGCCAGTGACGTAGGCGAGGCGGTACTCGGCCGCTCCGTCCACCACCTGGGTACCGACTCCCGCGGCCACGTCGAAGTCATTGCCGGATCCGCCGAGCGTGGCCAGGGACCACTCCGGCGCCCACGAATTGGTGAAGCTGCCAGAGAACGTGTCGATGAAGTCCTGAGCCGGAGTGGCGAGCCGGTACCGCAACGGCGTGTACCGGCCGATCAGCCCGTACAACGGTGACGAGGGGTTGCGCGGGTTGTAGGCGAGGCTGCGATTGTCGAGCGTCGAGCTGGCGCTTGACGGTGGCGGTTCGCCCTGCTCGTCACCGCTGCCCCGGGTGATCTGCATGACGTCGCGTGTGTACATTGGCGCCGTGTGCCAGCCTCCACTGTAGAACAATTCAGCGGTCACCGGTTGCTCGGCCATGTCAAGCCACCGCCACCCGACCGTCGCGTACGACCAGCCTGAGTGCGCCGATGCGGATCAGGTGGAGCACGAGCGCAACCATCATCTGCTCCGCGGACGTACCCGCGCCCCCCTGAACGGCGATCGTCACGCCACCACCCGAGCCGGCCGGCGTGACCCGCTCGCCCGCCTGCAACAGGGCCAGGCCCTCGGTACCGGGCGCCCCGGGCATGACGCCGCCACGGTGGAACGTGGGGACGTTGGGCATCGAGAAGCCTTTGCCGCCAATACCCGGAACCCAGTCAGGCACGGAGAACGACAACCGGCCAATCGTGTTGTTCCACAACCGGGCTATGGCGTTGAACGCGGCCCGCCACGGCGCGGTCACGATGCCGGCCAGCTTGCCGAACGCGGCGCCCACCTTGGCGGGCAGGCCACTGAGCCAATCCCACACGGCCACGGCGGCGCCCTTGACGGCGCCCCACGACTTGTTCCACGCGGTCTGAAACCACGTTGTCTTGGTGGCGATCCAGACGATCGCGGCCACCAACGCGGCGATACCCACGATGATCAGCCCGATCGGGTTGGCGGTCATCGCGATGTTCCACGCCCACTGTGCGGCCACGACCACGCCGATGACCGCGGCGAGCGGCCCGAGGATCTTCGCGTTTTCGCTGATCCACCCGATCGTTTTGAGCGCCACGTCCCCGAGCTTCAGCATGACCGGGAGCAGCTTCGTGCCCAGCTCGGCCGACACGTTGGCCATCTCGGCCTTCATGATGCGCTGCTTATTGGCGAGCCCGCCGGATGTGCGCTCGAAATCGCCTTGTGCCGCCGTAGTCTGCTTCATGATCGCAGCCTGCGCGGCGAGCACTTTCTGTTGCGGCGTCAGCGCTTCCTTGGTGGTTTTGATCAGACCGAGTTTGAGCGCTTCGTTGCGCAGCGTCGCGTCATCGAGCAGCACACCGAACCGCCGGATCGGCTCGGACTCTCCGCGCAGGGCTGCGCCGATCGCAACGATCGCCTCCTCCGGAGAGGTGTTATTGAACGATGCCAGGTCCGACGCGAGCGCGGTCATCTTGGTGGAGAACCCGACCAGCTTGTCACCGGTCAGGCCAGCACCGCGGCCGAACGTGGCGAACGTGGCCGCAGCGTCCAATGCGGACTGACGGGACTGACCGAGCTTGCTGGCCGCGGTATCGGCGAACGCCTCCACGGCCTTAGCCGACTCGCCGAACAGCACGGCCACTTTGGACTGTGTCTCGGCCAGGTCCACGGCGGACTTGACGGCGTTCGCCCCAAACCCGATCAGCGCCGCACCGGCCCCGGCGAGCCCGAGCGCGGCGGTCGCACCGAGCCCCTTGAGCGCGCCACCCATCCGGCGCGAGGACTTCTCCACCCGGTCCTCGGTGTCTTTGGCCATGGTATTGACTTGTTTAAACGACCGGGCCAGCTTGTCAGTGTCCCCGGCGAACGTGAGGGTGGCAACGTTCTGCGCCATCAGTCCACCGCCACGCCGGCCGACCGGGCCACGCCGAGCAGCGCCCGCTCCAGGACCCGTTGAATCTCACCGCTGTCGCGCTTCGCGAAGTAGGCCGGGTAGAGGTAGCGGCCGTGCTTCAGGAACTGGCGCCGGGTGCGCTTGCCCCGGCCGACCCGCCCGCCGAAGTCCAGCCACGGATAGTACGGCGCGCGCCGGCCACCGCCGGATACGCGGACCGCGGTACGTGTCGACTGTGGACGCAGCGACGCGGCGGCACGGCCAGTGCGACGTGGCACGTTCGGCCGCGCCTCGCCCACCACGACGTCAGCGGCTTCGTTCATCGCTGCCCGCATCGTCTTCGGTAGGTCGCGGTCGATCTTGCGGAGGTCGCGAACGAACTGCGCGAGCCCGTCGATGCGGATCGCCACCTCGCTCACGTCTCACCCCTTGCCGTCCTGTTGCGCCAGCTCGATACGTTGCGCTTCGCGGGCGTAGTACACGCCCCAGCGCACGTACTCCTCGTTAGGCATCCGCTCCCGCAGCTCCGTCACCGTCATCCCCAGCCTGGCCGCCAGGAAGTGATCGAACTCCAGATTCGGGTCCGCTTCCATCGCTTTTGTAGGCGGCCTTCGCGGCGTCGGTGTTCATGCCGGACAGCTCGGCGATCTTCTCGTCAACCGGATCCAGCTCGCCCGCGAGCGCGACCGCCGACCAACCCTTGACCTCGGAGACGCTCATCTTCGGATCGACCATCGCTATCGCGATCATGTGAGCGGTCCGCTCTTCGATGTCCGCGATCTGGCCCGTCTTGAGCGCTTCCTTGCGGCTCAGCGCGCGCACCCGAACCGTGCCCAGCCCGGGGACCTCTACGTCGTCCTCGGGCATGCCGTGCTCGGTGCTCGCGTCGCGCGGCTGAAGCAGTATCGCCTTGTCCATTGTGGATCCCCCCAGCGTCTCGATCTCCTGCGTAACGATCTCTGCGTAGCGGCTCAGCTTCGGTGGTCGCGGCTCGTACGGCCAGCCGTCCACTGTGGTCAGCCGATCGGGTACAGCTTGTACGTCACGGTTGGCACGGTGCCGTGCGTGATGGTCACGTTGCCCGTTGCGGGATCGGCCATGCCGGGCGTGATCTTGAACACCTTGCTCGTGCCGTTGGCGACCGATGGCGCGAGCGCGGCAGCAGCCGCGCCGGATGGTGTCACGGTCGCATCGGAGATGGTCATGGCGTCCGGAGCCGCGTTGTTATTGATGATCTCCAGCAGGCAACCGAGCGGCCCCATGACCGACTGGGCGATCGTGTCGGAGGCCGCGACCGCGGCGCCCGCGGACAGCGCGCCAGCTCGCGTCGGTGTCGTCGCTACCAGTGCACCCATGACCCTGCGCTCCCCTTACTGCGTGGTGGACGTGACGTCGTCGGACAGCGTCATCTCGCACGTCCACTTGACCATGTCCGCGACCGGGTTGGTTTCCTTGTAGTTCTTGACGAGCACGGCCACGGAGTCCTGCGGCTTGCCCGCGCCGGTGCCCTCCGGCCGGCGGATCAACGTGACCACCGTGCCCCGTAGCGGTTTGATGACAGCGCGCGGACCGGTGCCCGCGGTGTTGTCGTAAGTGCCGCCCATGGTGGCCTTGCCGCCGAGCAGCCCGCCCTGTACCACGTGCGAGTTCTTGCCGTACGTGGTGACGTCGTGCTCGTCGCTGTCGAGGTCCAAGTCGCTGGTATCCACGAAGGTCGACAGGTTCACGCCGTTGAGGCTGATGAATGTGTTCTTGCCGTGAACGAACGTCATGACGACCCCTTGCCGAAAATGTCCAATGTGAACACTGCACCCATGTACACGTTCGCCGCGACGGTGATCGGATCGAACTCGATGTCAAGCACGGTCAGCTCGTGAAACGCGGTGTACACGCCCGACTCCAGCACCTGCTTGACCGACTTCGGGCCGGCGCCGTCGCAGTACAGACCGAGCCGGTTCCGAGCGGTCCGGTCCGACACCTTGCCCACCACGACCGCGAACGGCAGGATCATCCGGTCCGCGCCGCGGCTGTACGCCTTGTCAAATTCGATCTTGTCCGGGTAGTCCACCCACGCGCCCGGCGGCGTGAGCTGCGGCGGCGGGTAGCGGAACACGCGCAGCCCGGTGATGGTGTTCGCGCGGTCGCCCACCTGATCCATAACAGCGGCGAGGTTCATGCTGCGGCCCACCAGCGCACGAAGTCACTAAGCGACACAGCGACGTCAGGGTCCACTCTGGACAACAGCCGCAACTCCGACCCCTGATCCGGCGAGCCGGCAATCCCGTAGGGGCTATCCCGTCGCGAATGGAACCGCGACGCTTGAAGGTAGGTAGCCTCTTTCACCGGTACCGGCACCGCCGACCAGCCCCACGGATTTGCGGTGATGACCATCCCGTACGGTCTGCCAGTGGGCGCCACCGCCGATGTTGCCCGGACCACCAGCATCTCCCAGGGCTTACCCTTCAGATCGGCG